CGAGCGGCGCCGGCGACACCATCGGCCGGGTTCGCCTGAACGCGGCCTTCTGATGAGCGCCTTCGCCGCCGCCGTCGGCGCGCTCTTCGCCGATCCGAACATCGGCCGGGATGCGGTCTACATCGCCGACGGCGTCGCGCCCGTCCTGGTGCGCGTCGTCGCCCGGCGCGCGGACGCCGTCACCGACTTCGGCGACGCCCGGCTCTGGTCAGAGACCACCCGGATCGATCTGCGCGTGGCCGAGGTTCCAGCCCCGCGCTCCGGCGACCGCATCGAGATCGATGGCGACGCCTTCCTCATTCAGGGCGAGCCTGTCCGCGACCGCGAGCGGCTGGTCTGGACCGTCGATCTGAGGCCCGCATGACGGCCATGAAGCTGAAGCTCGACATCGATCCCGACATCGTCGCGATGATGGCGGCCGAGGTCGCGGCGGGCGAACGCGCGGTGACGGCTGCCATGCGCGAGGCCGGGACCGGGCTGAAGTCGGCGTGGCGGCTGCAGATCACCGGCGCGGGGCTCGGCACACGGCTCGCCAACTCGATCCGCAGCCAGAACTTCCCGAGGTCGGGCGAAAGCCTCGACGCCGCGGCGCTGGTCTGGTCGAAGGCGCCGGTCATCGTCGGCGCGCATGACACCGGCCCGCTGATCCGCTCGAAGAACGGGTTCTGGCTGGCGATCCCGCTGCCCGCCGCGGGCAAATCCCTGCGCGGCGGCCGGATCACCCCCGGCGAATGGGAACGACGCCGGGGATTGCGGCTACGGTTCGTCTATCGCCGGACGGGCCCGAGTCTGCTGGTGGCTGAGAGCCGGCTGAACACGAAGGGCCAAGCGGTAGTGTCGCGCTCGAAGACCGGACGCGGCAAGGTCACCGCGCCGATCTTCCTGCTGGTGCCGCAGGTGAAGCTGCCGAAGCGGCTGGACCTGGCGCGGGATGCGGACCGGGCATTGGACGGCGTGCCGGGGCTGATCGTGGCGAACTGGGTGGAGGGTAGGTTGTGATCGCATCGATGCGCAATCTTGCTCGGCAGCCACGAAACCGACGGCTCGGGTCACCCCGCGCAGCACGACAGCTTCGCGACATCCTTGTCGAAGGTCTGCGCGGCGAGCTTCAGGCCCTCGACCGTGGTGAGATAGGGGAAGATCGTCTCGCCGAGCGCCTTTGTCGTCATGCCGAACTTCAACGCCAGGACAAGCGTCTGGACACTGTCGGCGCCCTCCGGCGCCATGATCACGCCGCCCAGCAGGCGGTCGGTCGCCCGGTCCGCGACCAGCTTGATCAGGCCGCGCGTGTCGCGGGCGGCGAGCGCGCGGGGTACGTTGTCGAGGGTCAGCACGCTGGTCTTGACGTCATGACCCGCCGCGCGCGCCTGCGCCTCGGTCAGGCCGACGCCGGCGACCTGCGGATCGGTGAACACCACCCAGGGCATCGCGGCGTTGTCGTAGCGCTCGGCCCCGCCCAGCACGGCGTTGCGGGACGCGAGCTTGGCGCCATAGGCGGCCATGTAGACGAACTGGTCCCGGTCCGTCACATCGCCCGCCGCATAGATGCCGGGGCGTGTCGTGGCCATGTCGTCGCCAACCTTGATCGCGCCGCGTCGATCGGTCTCGATGCCCATTTCGGCCAGACCCAGCCCTTCGGTGTTGGGCGCGCGCCCGGTGGTCAGGACAAGGTGATCCGCGGTCAGATCGCGTACGTTGCCGTCAACCGTTACCGTCAGAACGGCGCGGTCGCCGTCGCGCCGCGCGGCGTCATAGGTCACGCCGTCGAGGATCGTGAGACCTTCGGCACGCAAGACCTCGGCGAGTGCCCTAGAGACCTCCGGCTCTGCCCGCGGCAGCAGGCGCGAGCGGCAGACGATGGTGACGCGTGTGCTCATCCGCGCCATCATTTGCGCGAGTTCCACGCCGATATAGCCGCCGCCGAGGAGAATCAGGCTCTCGGGCAGCCGCTCCAGCTCCAGGAGCGACGTGCTGTCGAGCGTCGGGACGTCCAGGATACCGGGGATGTCGGGCACGGCGGGCCGCCCGCCGGTGGCGACGATGACCTTGGGGGCTGTGATCTTGCGCCCGCCGATTTCGACGCCGCCTTCGACCAGACGTGCCGGACCCTCGTCGAGATAAGTCACGCCATCGTAGCCCGGCAGCAGGTCGGCATATTTCTTCTGGCGCAGCGTCGAGACGAGATCGTCCTTGGCCGCGACCAGCGCCGCCCAGTCGGCGACCTGCGCCTCGCCCCTGAGGCCCGGGAACCGATGCGCCGACTGCGCGCCGTGGACAGCCTCGGCGGCACGGATCATCGTCTTGGACGGCACGCAGCCCACGTTCACGCAGGTCCCGCCGATGGTGCCATGACCGATCAGGGCAATCCGCTTGCCTCCTTCGGCGGCGGTGATCGCGGCCGAGAACCCGGCCGAGCCGGCACCGATCACGGCAAGGTCGAAATCGTCTTTCGGGGCGCAGTCGTCTTTCATGGGGTCATCCGTCCGTTCGAGTGTTCAGTCGCCGCTGCCGCCGTCAGACAGCCTAGACCTGTAAAAGGCGCCCAACAGGCACCCGCTGCGAGCCATCCCTTTCGGGCCGGGCGATCCGCGGTCGGGCTGTCCGTTCGGTCGTCTGCAAGCTCCCCGTCGCGTACCTCTCGTCTGCTATTGATGAGAGGTGTAAGGTCTGTAGCAACTACAGGCTCAAGGGGAAACTGGCCGATGACCGATCACGAGAGCGAGAGCGGCCTTACACGCGGAGACCTAGCTCGGACGACCGACTGCAACATCGAGACGATTCGCTATTACGAGAAGACTGGCCTGCTGCCCGACCCGCCCAGGACGGGCGCAGGCTACCGCATCTACTCCTCTGTGCATGCCACGCGCCTGCGCTTCATCCTGCGCGCGCGCGAACTCGGGTTCTCGATGGAGGACATCCGCGGATTCATGGGGCTCGAAGACGGTGCCGCGCCAACTTGCGCAGAGGTCAAGGAGCGGACCGAGCGCCACCTTGCCGATGTCCGCGCGAGGATCGCGGATCTCAGGCGCATCGAAATCGTCCTCACCGAGACCGCATCCAAGTGTTCGGGCGCCGAGGTTCCGGACTGTCCGGTGCTCGACGCAATTTCCAGGTCCGCCAATCCATGACCCCTCGCGAAACCATCCTCGCCGCGCTGCACACGCGGCTCTCGGCGCTGCCTGCCACCGCCCTGCGCGGCGACGTCCTGCCCGAGCGCGTACCGACCAATGGCTTGCTGATCCTGCGCGATGGCGAGCCGGGAGAGCCCGAAGTGACGCTGTCGCCGCTCGCCTACCACTATCAGCACCGCGCCGAGATCGAGGCGGTCGTGCAGGGCACCGACCGTGACGCTGACTTCGACACGCTGATCGCCAGCATCGGGGCTGCGCTCTCGATCGACCGCACACTCGGCGGCCTCTGCGACTGGGTCGAGGCGGAAGCGCCGCGCCCGGTCGATCTGCCGGTCGAGGGCGCGGCCAGCCTGAAGGCTGCCGTCATCCCGGTGGTGCTGCATTATTCCACGGCCGACCAGCTGGCCTGACCCAACCGATCATAGGAGACGAACATGGCACGAGCCCAGGGGGCGCGGGCGCTGATGGCGCTTGCGTTCGAGACCACCTATGGAACGCCGCCCGCCAGCGGCTTCACCCGCATGCCCTTCGCCAGCACCTCGCTCGGCGCGGAGCAGCCGCTGCTGAACTCGGAACTGCTCGGCTACGGACGCGATCCGCTGGCGCCGATCAAGGACGCGGTGACGGCCGACGGCGATGTCGTGTTGCCGCTCGACGCAGAGGCCTTCGGCTTCTGGCTGAAGGCGGCCTTCGGCACGCCGACGACCACCGGCGCGGAAGCCCCATACAGCCACGAGTTCCAGTCGGGGTCCTGGACGCTGCCCTCGATGTCGATCGAGACGGGCATGCCCGAGGTGCCGCGCTACGCGATGTATTCGGGCTGCGTCCTCGACCAGATCACCTGGCAGATGCAGCGCTCGGGGTTGCTGACCGCGACGGCGCGGCTGGTCGCGCAGGGCGAGACGGTGGGCACGACCACCAGCGCGGGAACTCCTGCCGCGCTCGAACTGAAACGCTTTGGGCATTTCAACGGCGCGATGACCCGGAATGGCTCCCCGCTTGGCAATGTGGTCTCGGCCGACATCACCTACGCGAACAACCTCGACCGGATCGAGACCATCCGGAACGACGGTCGCATCGACGGCGCGGACCCGTCCATCGCGGCACTGACCGGCTCCATTGAGGTGCGCTTCGCCGACAGCACGCTGGTGACGCAGGCCATCAACGGCGAGGCCTGCGAACTCGAGTTCGGTTATTCGCTACCCTCCGGAGAGAGTTTCACCTTCACCGTGCACGCCGTCTACCTGCCGCGCCCGCGCATCGAGATCTCGGGGCCGCAGGGCGTTCAGGCCACCTTCGACTGGCAGGCGGCGCGCGACAGCGTCGTTGGCCGGATGTGCACCGCAACCCTGATCAATGACATTGAGGTGTACTGATGCTCACGCTCGACCTGACCAACGCGCCCCGCTGGCACGACCTTGCCCCGGGCGTGCGGGTGCAGCTGCGCCCGCTGACCACCGCCCTGATGGTCGCGACCCGGAGCGATCCGGCCGTCGAGGCCATGCCGGACAATGCCTCCGACGAGGAACGCGCCGTCGCCTTCGCCAAGGCGCTGGCGCGGCGGGCGGTGCTCGCCTGGGAGGGCATCGGCAACGCCGACAGCAAGCCTATCGACCCGAGCCCGGAGGCCATCGACGCGCTGCTCGACATCTGGCCGATCTTCGAGGCGTTCCAGCTGACCTACGTCTCGAAGGGCCTGCTTCTGGAGCAGGAAAAAAACGCCTCCGCGCCCTCGCCGAATGGTCCTTCGGCGGGGGCGAGCGCTACTGCGAAGCCTGCGCGCAAACCTGCCCGGACTGCCCGACGCGGCTGAACCGTCCGGAAACGCCGGAGGGTTGGCAGGTCTGGGACCTGGTCGGCCGTCTCGGCGGCCAGCTGCGTGTGCTGCCCGGCGCTGTGATCGGCTGGGACATGTCGGCGGCGCTGGCGCTCGGTGACGCGCTCGGCGTGCCGCCGCTCGCCATGGCCGAACTGCTGCCCGTCCTCGAAGCGGTGATGGTCGCCAAGCTGAACGAGGAACTGGCCGCGAATGGCGGCAGCGGTGTCAGGTCTTGATCTTCTCGATCAGCGAGACGCCGGGCAGCCCCTCGAAATGCGCGTCGCAGGTCAGAAGCGTCGCGCCTTGGGCCCGTGCAGTTGCGAAGATGATGGCGTCGGCGGTTGCCAGCTTATGCTCCCGGCACGCCTCCGCCGCCGCGAGCGCGATCTCGGTATCGAGCGGAACGACAGTGCAGACCTGCGTGAACGCGATGACCTGATCCGCCTTGTCCTCGCCGACCTCGCGGGTCAGCCATTTCGCCAGCTCGAGCTGGACCATGGTCGGGACAAGCCACTCGGCCTGTTCGGGCAATTGCCCGGACATCTTCTCACCCGTTGGTGAGCCGATCAGCCATTCGATCCACGCCGACGTGTCGACGAGGATCATCAGAGCCGATCCGTCCGGTCGCGATAATCGGTGGCGGACGCGCCGCGCGCGAGCCCCTTCAGCGCCTCCCGCTTGGGCACAGGCACCAGCAGGACGCCCGTGCCTTTCGGGATGAAGGCAAAGGTCAGCCCGGCCTCCCAGTGCTGCGCCGCGCGGATCGCCTTGGGGATCGAGATCTGGAACTTCGAGGACAGGGTCGCGGTCTCGGCCATGGTCATACCCTCATGTAATCGATGCCTAAAACGTAAGACGCCGGTGCGGCGAAAGCAAGGACTCTGACCAATGGCTGAAAAGCGAGTGTCCGTCCGCCTCGCGGCCGTGGGCGGACGGCAGGTGCGCGCCGAACTGGAAGGCGTCGGCGAGGCCGGATCGCGCGGCTTTGGACGGCTGAGCCGGGAGATGGAAGCGGCGAACGCACGGCTCGCGGCCTTCTCGCGGCGGGTGCGGGTCGCGGCCGCCGCCGCAGTTGGAGCCGCAGCTGCCGCTGGCGTGGCGATGATCCGCTCCGGCCTCCAGACCGTCGATGCGCAGGCCAAGCTCGCGCAGTCGCTCGGCACCACCGTCGCCTCGATCCAGACCTTGGAGCGGGCGGGCGAGTTGGCGGGCGTGTCGATGTCCGGCATCGAGCAGGCCACCAAGGATCTGACGCGCCGTCTCAGCCAGGCGGCCGCCGGGACCGGTCCCGCTGCCGACGCGCTCGACCGGCTGGGGCTTTCCGCATCAGAGTTGATCGCGCTGCCGCTGGACCAGCGCGTGGGTGCGATCAACGCCGCCATCGAGAACTTCGTGCCTGCCGCAGAGCGCGCGGCTGTCGCGGGCCAACTCTTCGGCGAGGAAGGCTCCATCGCGATGAGCCGGATCGACACCGCCACGCTGCGCCAGGCGACCGAGGACGTACTTGCCTTCGGTGTCGTCGTCTCCGAACAGGATGCCGACCAGATCGAGCGGACGAACGACGCGATCTCGCGCCTCGGCCTCATCTGGCGGGGACTTTCCAACCAACTGGCCGTTGCCGCCGCGCCGGCGCTGGAAGCAGTGGCGGACGCCATCGCGGTTGTCGCCAGCCGCACCGGTCCACTTGGCATCGCAATCCGCGGGCTCTTCGACAACATCGGTCGCCTGACCACCTATACCGCCACCTTCGCCGCATTCCTCGGCGGCCGGTGGGTTGCGGGACTGGCAGCAGCGGCGCTGTCGGTGCGGGGCCTCGCAACCGCTCTCGTTGTTCTACGCGGGGCACTTATCCGCACCGGCATTGGTGCGCTGATCGTTGGCGCCGGTGAACTGATCTACCAGTTCACCCAACTTGCGCAAGGAGCCGGTGGTTTCGGCAATGCGATGGCCTTGCTTGGCGATGTCGCCTCGGAGGTCTGGGACCGGATCAAGCTGGGCGGAGAGTCGCTTTCGCTTTCCCTGCAGTCGGTATGGGCTTCCATTCGAGCAGGCTGGCTTTAAGCGCTCCAAAAGA